ATAGGTAGACTTGGGGCGGAGCTTGCCAATGGCCTGATAGATGTTGACGACGTAGCGGCAGAGATCACCGCCGCCACTGCCCATCATCTCTTGCCGCCGCCACTGGGATTTGTAGGATCCATCGGAACTGAGGATGACCTGCTCGACTTCGGCAAGAGGGCGGCAGTAGATATATTGCCAGACGTTGCTGAGCCTCTCGTATCTCTTGGCTTCAACATGAACCACTTTGGCTCGCCGATTTACCTTCCGCAGAACACGCTAATGGATTCCGCTCCTGACTCATCTAGGTCAAAGAAGTCTACCGAGCAGATATTCAAAGATATCGCGTCTGGCTTGAACAATATCACTGGTGGCTCAGAGTTCCGCAAGGGCGGAATCGATACGTCTCCAGACGTTCTCAAATATGTCTACGAGTATTTAACCGGCGGCCTGGGTAGGTTTATCCGCAGGTCTGCGGATGTTTCCTACTTGCCTTCTCACGAGCACGCTGACGACGACCCGACTTTCGCAGACTATCCGATTATTCGCTATCTGAACGGAGAGCCATCTCAGTTCGCTGACAAGATGGACTATTACGAGAGCGCTCGATCGTTGCAGGAAATCTTCAATGAAGCGGAGGCGCTCACTGGGGATGCCCGCAAGGAGTTTATGGCAGAGTTCGGAGAGCAGGCGAAGCTAGAGCCGCTTTACAAAGAGACTCAGAAGCAACTCAGAAAGCTACGCAAGCAAAAGAAGGTCATAGAGCAAACGCAGTCTGATCCAGTCAGGGCTTATGAGCAGATCCAAAAAATTGAAGCTCAGATGGACTTGCTATTCGACAGATTTAACAAGCGTTACAGGGAGGCTACGCGATAGTGATGTTTAAGCCGTGCGCAGGATGCAAGACAAAGGCGAAGTGCAAGAAGGCGGGGAAGTGCATGGGCAAGAAGAAAGCGGCCCCCAAGAAGAAGGCCGCGAAGAGGTACTAGCTCAAGCTGAACGGCTTGTCCTGAATCATCCGGCGGCAGATCCACTCTGCGCCGGTACGCTCCCATTCGAGGTGGCGGTCGCAATGATGGTGCTGGCCGTTGCCCGACCTTCTGGTCGCCCTTGAGTATCTCCAGAACATCCAGTGCGAGAACTCATGGTTCATGTCGTGCCAATCGTGCAAGACAATCGTGTTGCGGAAGCTCCGTCGCTTTCCGCCCCAGATACTTTTGTAGGGCTGGACGAACTCGACGCATTCGATGTACCGATTTGCGTCGGGTAAGTTGTAGCCCAGCTTCCTCCACTCTCGGATCACCGCTCGGATATACATCTTGGCGGTGTGTTCAGTGAGAGGCCGAACCTGAAACCTCTCTCTATCTAACTCTCGGAAAGGCTTCCATGCTTTTCCCATGACTCGTCGGTACGCTTCCCCGATGTCCTGTCTCATCGCCAGTCCCTCTCTAGAAACTCCCCAAGTGTGATGTCGAGTTGCTCCACGACTCGGTTGAACTCGACAAGGTCTGAGTGCCAGACTGTTATGCCCGCCTCATCAGACTGCTTGAAGTAGTGGTCGTGCATCAGCCGCGCCCACTCTTCATCTTTCTTGAGTAGGTACTTCACCTTGCGGTGCATCGGTATCTTGCGGATGCGGTTAGGTGTATCATTTCGTGCTGGCATGGTTACTTCCTCTTGTTGGTGCTATGCCATCTGCCGGTGTGGAGGTGGTGCTCCCACCGGCCCCTATCTCACACGTCACAACGCATGTGATGTGTACAGCATATCAAACGTACTTTTCGCAAATCCTATTTTCCTTGGATTGCGGGACTGAAACCCGCATAAACACTAGGCCTTGCACCCCAAAAACAGCGATTTGGTGGGCCTACAGCCCGCATAAATTGGTCACAAAAATACCTAATTACCACCATTAGACAGAGCTAAGTGATTGATTTATAGGCGTGAAAATTACCAAAAAATATTTTCGGCGCGAAAAATGAGGTAACCCCGAAACCCCCTTTGACTTTCCCATTTCGCGGTATAATAGAGACTGTGATGGTGTTCTCAGAAGGAGGTCAGGATGGATCTCAATGGGGAAGTAACATCGCTGTCGGACAACCCCTGCAACGGGTGGTGTTCAGCAACGATATTTGGTGATGTCGTCTGCAAGGGATGCGGTCGCACTCAGGACGAGATCTCTGAGTGGAACCAGATGTCCGACGTCGAAAAGAAACTGGTCGTAATCGATCTGGCTAAGCGCGACTTCGCGATACGCCACACCTGCCACGTCCAAACCAAACCGAGAAAGCTAGGGTGAATGTCGTCCCGATAAAGAATGGAGAAGCTATCGAGCAACTGGATCGGTTGCGCGAGATGCTGTTATCTGGAGAGGCGACAAAGTTCTACGCCTTCACCGATATCGATGACGTCGACACTGCGGTGGTCTACGGGGGGGATTGGGATTTGCCTGACGTGATAGCCGCGCTGGGCGCTCTTCAGGGAATGGAGATCAAGGCGTGTCTGGACGCTCTGTTCAATGAGGTCGATGAGATAGATGAAGAGGACTACCCCGAAGAGTAGTCCTCTCAAGGCTTAATCTTCGGTCTGGTCTTTGAGCTTAGCTTTTTGCTCTAATTCCTTCTCGAACTCTTCTTGTTCCTTCCGAATATAAGCGTCCTCTTCCATCACAGCATTCACCTCTTCGTATTCGTTTCGGCAAACACTCACGATGTCGTTGAGTAACTCAAGCTTGGAGAAGTTAGGAAGCGCATCGTATTCATTGCTGAACAGGATGTTTCCCTCCAGATCAATCTCGCTGTTTCTCAGGATGATCGTCCCGATGGCGTCTCCGACCATCGATAGTTTTGACATTGCTTGTGGCATCATTCTCTCCCTAATGGTGTGGTCATCTCAAAATTTTTGTTACCCAGCCCAAGCGATAACCTCAAGGTCGTCATTCTTGCTTAGCTTTAAAAGCGGATGCCAATCAAAAACATGACCAGTGACAGTGTTGCGCACCCGCAACGGCGTCCTTGGATTTAGTTCGGGCATCCCTCGCGGATTGCAAGGTTTTCAGCGGACGGCTTTGGCGGGTCTTTCGCCTGCGATGCAGGAGATTCGATTGACGGGCTGAGGTCTATGTCATGAAAAAGGAATTTTCCGTCTTCTCCCGTGACGGCCCGTGCAGATATAAAGAAAGGGCGGTCATGCTCACCGAAGTCTTCTAGTAGATCGTCAGAAAGCATGACCACCACGTTCTTCAGGACTCTTTTGGGCGTCTAATCCAGTGCAGTCCTTCAGATGTGTCTGCGCTAAGGAGGCTCCCCTGATCTCTCATTATCACCTCCATTTCCTTAATCTCCGTCAGGCTGTCAATCCAGTCCTGTAGAGCAACAAGCCTTTTTTCGATTGTCAGTGCCGCGTACTTGTCATCAAAGAAAGCGGTCCCTGATATCTGGCCGTTATGTTGAGGAAAAAAGCAGAGCTTTGCGGCGGTTTTCATTGGTTGAACATTCATGATTTATCTCCCGTGATCATGATTAAAAAACACTATTTAGCTTGGATTTGCGGCGACAGAATCCTATCTAGCTGTTGGTAAAAAAAGGCTAACTTCAGCCTTATTCAGTTAAGTTCTATGCTACTTGTGTTACGCTCGAATTCGAGCGCAACACTGGCAGTGTTGAGGTCGGCGGTTCGATCCCGCCTAGCTCCACCACCATTTTACTAGCACGTTTTTGCGCAACACTTGTGACTTGCGCTTCTTTTAGAACATCCTGTTCTATACCGTCTTCAGACCTCTCGTTCTGAATATAGGTATTTCTCGGCACCGACATGCCGTTGTTGACGAAGTTCTTCATGTCCATCGAACTGAGATGAGTGTACTTCTCCAACATCGCCATGCTGTTCCAGCCGCCTAGCTTCTGAAGCAGGGGCAGTGGCGTACCAGACAGGACGTGTCGCGTTGCCCAAGTGTGCCGCAGGTCATGAAACCTGACGCTACCCACCTCTGCTCGCTCACAGGCGCGTTGCCACACGCCGTTCGTCACGCTGGTGCGACTACCCATAGGCTTCCCGTTCCGCTTCGTGAAGACGTACTCAGGAGCCTGTCGTCGCTTCGACTGGATGTCCCTCTGCTCTTGCAGGATCTTCATCGCTTCCTCAGACATGGGCACAAACAACTGCTTGCCCGCCTTCATCTTGGATGCCTTGATGTTGATCATGCCGTCCTGCACCTCACTCCACATCAGATCCCTGACGTTCGATACGCGCAGGCCAGTAGCCAGTGCGAACCGCGCCATGGATGATTGAAGCTTGGGCAGGCAGAACAGGAGACGATGCACTTCTTTCTCCCCCAAAACTCTGGGTTCTCGCGCATCTTCGCTGGTGTTGAGATTCTCGAAGGCTGGGACGTGTTGCGCCTCGATCAACCCACGCTTGTTCTTCGCGTAGTTGAGCACAGCAATGAAGTAGCGCAACCGAGAGTTGATGGTCGCACTCTTAAAGCCAAGCTCCTGTAGATCTTCGACGTAATCAGTCACGTCACACACCCTGAAGCTGTCGATTGGCCGGTCGCCGTAGCGATTGATGGCGTCCTCGATAGCCTTTTTAGCCGCCGGACTTTTGGGCCTTCCTAGCCGCTTGCTCGGTTGCTTGATATAGCGCTCAGCTACCTCCCTGAACGCGACAGTCTCGCGGTTGTTCATAGTCATTCCCCATATTCTTCATCGAGGAAACTGTCGCCGAACCGCTTGTCTATCGTACCCCAAAGGGGTGGGGTCTTTTCAACCCTAAGCTTCTCGGCGAGGTAGATTGCCTCGTCCTTGGTCATCACTTCACTGCCGACCTGCCAAACCTCGTCCCCGTGCCCGTTGCGTGTTCGCATTGTTTCTGTCGTCTCCGGATTCAGCCTCACCGGAATGACAGGGCGGTAGTGCATCCTGAGTAAAGTCACCCACCGCCTTTCCGGAAACTGCCGATTAAGATCATCGATGTGCTTCAGCTTGACCCTGAGAGCCGCACCTTTTTTCTTATCGAGCGTTTTTTCCGATCCTGTTTCCTCTTGATATTTTTGCGCTCGCAGGCGCTCTAATTCTGATAAGTCCATTGATACGTCTCACTGGCTTCCCTTCCTGCTGAGCACCGCAACGCGGGCACTCAGTTTCTTCGACGACGTATTGCTTCACCCCCGTGAAATAAATCTCCACGTCTTGCACTGTCACGGGAGCCTGATGCCCATCCGCCAGCGCTATTTCCATTGCGCTCTCCTGACCCTCTGTTATCTCCAAGAGCGCAACGCATCCCTTGGTAGTTTTGTAGATGCCCTTGAGCATCACTCTCACGTCCGCAGTGTCAGCAGGATTCTTCTGATCGATGCTCCTGCCGATGTACACAGACTGCCCGATACCCCTCCCCAGAGTCAGGCTTTTCAAATTGGTGTCGGCTCTCATGATTGACGCGCTCAACTATGAACCGGCTGGGGGCCGCGTGTTCACCCACATCCTTGTGGACATCATGAGTTATACGCGGGCCGACGCCACGCCAAGGAGTGCCCCAGCCTTTGTTCTCAAAACGGGATATCTTCGCTCTCTGCTAACTCGTCCTGCTTGGGTGCAGGCGCGATGTTGAACTCAGTGGGCAATCCATCGTTCGCCGCCTCGACAACCTGAACGGCATTCAGGTAAGTCGGGACGCCATGCTCGCCTGCGTTGCCATACTTAAAGGCAACCTTGACTGACGAGTTGTATGGAATCTCTCCCTCAAAGGGCTGACCAGCGTTATCGACAACGCGAACCTCATACTGCGAGGTGAACTTGCGTTGCTTCTTGCCGTCGTACTCACGAACTTTGACGCCCTTCGACTCCAGCTTCTCAGCGGTGTCGTCATCAAGAGTGATCGTCAAAGCGTACCGCTCTGTACTCTTCCCTTTGTACTCCTCAAACTTGGTCAGGTGACTGAAGTTCGAGGTTCCCTCCACAACTACTTGACTCATTTTTTAATCTCCAATCTTCACTTTGATTTGTCGTGTATTCGACGTTGATCTGAAGTCATCGATGTCATGACCACCGGCCAGTAGCGCGGCGTCACCCCCGAGGGCTTCAAATGCTTTGCGGTATTCAAACGTGGGCTTGCGGTGGATCACCTGAACCTTGGCGACACCGTCCGTCACGTTCTTACCGTATTCATCAGCGACCAGCTTCTTGGTGTCGTTGATTGTGCTTTCGAGGACAGCTATCTCCGCGAACAACTCAGAGTTCTCGGATTCAAGCTTGGCCTTCTTGGTCAGCGCGGCAGACAGGATCGCCAGCGACTCATTCTCGACCACCTCGTAAATGTCCTGCGCTGACTCCGTGTGCTTCTTGCGGCGGGTCGGGCTGTCATGCTCCGCGAGGATGAACTCATGCCACTCCGCATACAGGTCAATCCTCGGCACCGTCCCAGCTTTCGGAACAGGCAGAAGAGTTCCTGAGAGATCCTCATGGAGCCACTGGTCATCCCTGTGCAACCGCTCGATGTTGTACTCAGGATGCGCATCAGCGTGAGGCGCGAGGTAGCAGATGAAGTCCAGCCAATCCACCTGACACACTTCCATAACCAGTTGGCACTGGCGCAGGTACATCTTCTTCTTCTCGTCGAAGACAGAGTAGGGGGCTTTGGTGTAGCGCGGGTACGGACACTTGATCTCTATCGCACCATCCAATCCGACAAGGCCGTCAGGTGACGCGCCAAGGAACTCATACATTGGGTGTACGACAAAGTCCGTTTCATCAACGATTACGTTGAACGCTTTCTCATACCACTGCTTCGCGACTGGCTCCATTGCATGGCCATGCTCTACAGCGGGGTTCATCTTAAATTCTGAAGGTGCTCCGGCGAGGTCTCTCACCATCGAGCGCAACAGGTCGTCTTGCTTTTGGTAGGGGTTACAGTTTTCGAGGACACCCACGGCTGTGCCGCTTATCTTTCCTCGTCTTTGTTCCAGCCATTCAGTGGATCCTTGCTCTACTGCTCCGCTCACATCCCACCTCTCATTTCTTTAAACCATGGCCCGTAGTTCTGTATGTAGTAACCCACGTTGACGGGGTAAAAGTTCTTTTTCATTTCCATCCTTTCTTTTTTTTCAGTTCACTCCACCGCTTTTCTAGTTCGTCCATGTCCATCTTGCGGATCTTCCAAGCGTTCTTAACTTTCGCTAATTCCGCCTTGGCCTTCTTCTCGTCATCCATGTCCAGCAGTGACGAGAAAAGATCTTCCGCCTTGGACTGTTTAGGCTCTTCTGCCTTGCTGTCCTCGGCTTTTTTGAGCGCCTCTTTGACGACGCTCTTGGGTTCTTCGTAGGGGTAGTTCTCTGGGTTGATCCAGAGATCCCAGCCAAGACCTAGCTCTGCCATGGCGCGGGTACGACATCGCATCTTGGCGTTGTGAATATCGTTTGCGTTGGGGTTGGGGTAGGCAGAGCCAGTGCCGTTGGTAACGGTCTTGGACGCGATCACCGTGACGTCACTGATGGACATCACAACTCGCACCTCGGCAGTGCCATCCTTGAAGTAAAACACCTCAAGGCCGTCGGGGTTTTCGGAGAAGCTCCACTCGTACTCGGGGTAGTTAGCCATCATTAGCTGATGAGCGTGAGTCCAAGGCAGATACGGCAGGTACTTTACGGACCCGTCAAAGTCTTCTGCCTTCGAGTGCTTTACATAATTATTGACTGGGATCTTCGATAGGGTCTCGAAGATTTCTTTCTTGTCTGCTGGCATGTTTGCCCCCCTTGGTTAAAGAGGAGTAAACAACAGCTAAATGGTAGTGTCAACTTATTATGAGAATATATGTATCCTCATGCGACATATCATTTTAACTAGCGAAAAAAGGTGCCATCTGTTCTAAATAAGATTGAGCGCCAGCGGGGTCGTCGTACACATTTGCGCAAAGCAATGCGACCTGCTCGACAGAAAGCTTCAGGCCATTGGCATCGCGATATTCGTGAACTGTCTTAAAAGATCGGACAAGCTTCTCCGCATCAATAGAGTCGCGAGGCCTAGACTGCCCGCTTGTCCACCAGTAAGGGTCCACGTCATAAACATCACAGAAGCGGAACAATACCTCTGGGTCTCTTGGCATTGAGCCGCGCATCCATGCGGCAACCGTTGCATCTGATACGCCAACTTCCTTTGCGATAGCAGTCTGAGCGCCATGCTCTGCTATCCCGTGTCTTTTTAATACCGCTTTGAAGCGTTCTGACCTTTGCTCTCTTTTAATTTCTGATGCTTGGTCGTCCAGTGCAACCACAGGCATTTCATCTTCCTCTTTTGGGTGCCCAGTTTTAATAATGCACGGATGGCACCTGTCCGTGCATTTCAGGTTTAACAGCCAGCAAAAACTGATGTCAACTTATAGTTTACATTTTAACTGTGGAATTTAAAAGACTATGGATTATCGAAGGGCGACACTTGCCAAGCTCGTAATGCCGTTTTAATATGCGCCATCACGTTTTAAACATGGCAAACAGGGGCTGTGATGGGAATACGAGAGAAGCTAGAAGAATTCGTATCCAAGCTTGAGTACGCACGAAGCACTGGGGACAACAAATACCGCGCAAGATGTCCCGCCCATAATGACAAAAGCCCCTCCCTCGATGTCCAGATAGGCCGCACTGGCGCAATCATCATGATCTGCCGAAGCCACGGCTGTGCGCCGAAAGATATTATGGAGTCAGTGGGGATGTCTGAGAATGACCTATTCCCTGACGATCCCTACACCCACCGAGAAGGATTCCGCAGACCCAAAAACTGGGTGCCAGAAGACGACGAGTTCATCGTTCGCATCGGCCTCGACCAGCCGCGCAACCAGTTCAGCAAGCAGGACTGGGAGAAGTTTCAGGCCGCAGTCAAACGCGAGTCGCGCCGACTGAACTGCAACGCGCTGGAGTTCTACAAGAAGAACGCTTGGAGCCGCGAAGCATGAAGTGGTTTAAGTTGTACCCCGAGATCGCAAACCATCCCCGCCTGAGAATCCTGTCCTTCGAGGACCGCTGGCACTACGTCTCCCTGATGTGCGCCAAGGCAGACGGGACGCTCGACCAACCCAACGCGAAGCTCCGTGACCAGATGCTATCAGTTCATCTGGGCCTAACGCCTGTCGAGATGGCGCAAGTCAAGGAGCGCTTGATGGACGTGGAGTTGATCGCGGAAGACTGGGACATCATCAACTGGGAAGACAAGCAGAGTTCTGATGCTACTGGGGCCGCTCGCAAGAGAAGGCAACGCGCAAGAGAGAAGCTCGCTAAAGAAGAAGAATTAAGAAATAAGAATAAAGAACAGAATGTGACAGTCACGGGACAGTCACGTGACATCGAAAAAGAAGCAATAACTTCCACGATTTGGAAGCTTTTCCCAAAAAAGGTGGCTAAGACCAAGTGCATTAAGAAGCTGATGAAGCTTGATATGCCAACCCTCGCGTTGATTGAGAAGGATCTCCGCGCCCGCGTCTGGCCCACCGAGCCGCGCTACATCCTGAACCCAGAAACCTACATCAACCAAGAGCGCTGGCTCGACGAGATCTCCATGCCAGAGCAGAAGGAGGAGGATCTCTATGTCTAGGAGGCCAGCCGACAGCGAGTTTATGCAACTCGAAGATTTGGACATCAACTCATCGCTTGAGGGATTCCAGAACGTCTTCACCGCAGGCGAGTTCACGGAGCAGGTTTTGGACTTCCGCCAGCACGGCGTCAACAGGGACGCATTCTTCCCGTTCTGGGACAGGGAGGGCGACAAGTTTGCTTTGCGCCCGCGTGAGGTGACGATCCTGTTTGGCAGTCGCGGTTCCTACAAGTCCACCGTCGCCAACTATCTGGTCGCCGACTACGTCATGCACAAAATCAAGGCGGGTTACATCAGCTACGAGATGGACACGCCATACCTGCTGAACCTGATGGCCAATCAACTAGCGAACAACAGCAACCCGACTGACGGCTACGTCGAGAAGTGCATGGCCCTGATGGACAAGTATCTCTACGTCATCAACGAGATGGTCGATAAGCCACACGCCGCCATCGCCAAGGTGAATCACATGCTGAAGCAGGGATGCAAGTTGATCGTGCTGGACTGCCTTCAGCGGATCACGATGCCCATGAATGACCTGAATCTGGAGCGAGACTTTGTGGTCGAGTTGACCAACCTAGTCCGCACCCACAACGCCCACCTGATCCTCGTCCACCACTCTCGGAAGACGGGGCACTCGGATGGGGATAACCCCCGCCCAGTGATCGATGACCTGAAGGGGTCCGGTGGCTTGGCTGATAACGCCATGAACGTGGTTGCCGTGTGGTCAAACAAGAAGAAGAAAGACAGGCAGTTCTGGCTGGAGAACGGGGCCGCTCCCCGAGATGACGACGTTGAGCTACTGGCCCAGCCTGACGTCACGATCATGATCAAGAAGCAACGCCTGTCCGGCTTTGAATCAAACATCGGGCTGTGGCGCACAGATGCCAGAGCCTTCCACACGAAGAGCGGCAAGCCATTTATATACAGACCAGAACTGGAGGGGTGATGGAGGAAGAGCGCTTCGCAATGAAGATCAGGGAGGCGGGTGAGCAGATGCGCACTGCCGAGGAAGAGATCGCTCGGGCAGAGGCAATGGAAAAGATGTTGTACGCCAAGGCCATGGTCAGAGCAGAGGGTGAGGGGCACAAGACAGCCGCCGCCCAGATGCGGTTCGCAGACCTTGAAGGGGATGTTTACAACGCCCGCGTCAACAGGGGTGCCGCAAAGGGAATGCTCGCGGCGGCGAAGGCCGAGTTCAGAGCCTGCGAAATTGAGTTCGAGCAATGGCGCTCAGAGAAAGCAAGCAATCGCCTAGAGAGGAGGGCATACAGCGCATGAGGGAAGAGAGAAAAGCAGTGACGTGTCGGCTGAATACCAAGGCGCTCAAGTCACTACAGATTTTGGCACGGAAGCAGAAGAAGCCCCTGAACTCGATCCTGATCGAGGCCATCAATGAGGTGCTGGCGAAGCACGGCAGAAAAGCCATCGCCAAGGAGGGTGTGATTGGGAGGCCAGTCAAGAAGTGAAGGGCCGCACTCCAACGGCTGATGAGAAAAGGTGGATGGACGATGTCGCTTCACTGGGTTGCATCGTCTGTCGGAGAGAGGGGCACGGTGAAACCCCTGCGGAAATTCACCACTTGGACGGGAAGACAAAGGTGGGTGCGCACTTTCACATCATCCCCCTTTGCTACCACCACCATCGTCAGGGCAGTGACATTGAGCAGTTCACCAGCAGGCATCCATATAAGCGACGGTTCGAGGAGCGTTACGGGCCGGAGCTAGATCTAATGTTCATTGTTGAGGAGTTGGTAATGAAACTCAGGGAGGAAAGGGAATGACTGTGAAGCAGATTTGGGAAACAGATTTAGACAGAAAGCGAGAGCGAGAGATTGCAGAATTTTTTGCCAAGCAATGGAACTGCACGGTCAACAAGATCGCAGGTAACCATGAGATTGACTTTACGTTTCACCGAGGAAGCGATGTCGTCGCGTTCTACGCCGAGTGTAGATACAAGCATCACAGGTACGGGGCGTTTCCAGACGTTTATTGCGGGCTGAAAAAGCTTCATTTCGCTGACAACCAAAGGCGCAACGGAAAGCAAACCAGACTCTTGGTCAAGTGGAATTGCGGAACCTACGGGTGGACTGATTTGAAAGCTCCCGACGAAATTATTTTTGGTGGGCGCTCAAACGATGCGATGAGAAACGACGAAGACAGAGAGCCACTGGGCCTCTATTCCATTCACCGATTCAGGATTATTGAAGATGAGGGAGAAAGAAGCGCTGAAGAAGCTTGAGTCTTATGTACTCAAGACTTACGGGGAGCACTACGCAAAGAACGGATTGCAGGCAATCGATTTGATCATTGCTAACGGCTACGGCATCGAACATGCCATGGCTTGCGTCATCAAGTATGCGTCACGGCTGGGCAAAAAGGAGGGGGCAGACATCGAGCACGACATCATGAAGATCTGTCACTACGGACTGCTCGCACTGGTCGCGCTAGAAAAAAAAGAGGGCGGGAAAAATGGCTAAAAAACCAGAGACCAAAGCGCCACAGAATCTTGAGCGCCTAATGGGGATGGGGCTGATTAGCTTCACGGCTGAAGAGCTAGTCCACAAGATGCACATCCCGATGAATGAGGTGCGGCTGATGATCCATCTGGGCATCCAAACAGACAGGCTGAGAGTCGCGATTGAGATGGGTAAATACGGCAGGGAGAACACGCTTTACGAGTGTGTCACTTGGCGACGTAAATGGATGAGCAGGCCATGGAGGGTGAGCGATGGTGAACTCGCGGCGTAAGGGACTGAACTTCGAGAGGGAGATCGTCAACCAGCTACGGGCTGAACTGGGGAAGATCGTGGACGAGCCGATCAAGCGGATCCTCGATCAGTATAGGGAGAACAGCCTGCCCGACATCTTCGTGCCGCCGTTCGCGATTGAATGCAAGAGGTATGCAAGGGGAGGGATGTATCACCAAGAGTGGTGGGATCAGGTAGTCGTTGCGGCAGACGAGCACAAGCTGATCCCCGCTCTGGTCTACAGGTTTGACCGACAGCCAACGCAGTGCGTCGTGCCGCTGTATGCGATCAATCCAGACTTTCCACGGACCAACGACTGCAAGGCAGTGATCGATTGGTTCGACTTCATCATGATAGTGAGGGAAGCGATTGCATCCCGCTGAACTGCGGGCGATATCGATGCAGGCCGCAGAGCATCTGAGATACCCCGCCATCAAGAAATTTCTTGATGAACAACTGGATCCAAAATTTCAAGATCTGGCGATGAAATTGTGCATGATTTTCGTGTGCTCACGCATCTGTGAACTGTCAAGTCTGGAAGAGAGGAGGGCGGTCATCGATACTTATCCTGAAGACGATGGGCTTCTGCTAGGCATTCGAGACGAAGTTAAATTCGGGGTGCAAAGACTGTGGAAGCGTCGTCACCCACCGCAACAGAGGATTGATGATGACCGAAGCCGCGCACGTTCTGGAGCGCAGGGACAATGTCGTGTTCCTGCACAGGGAGGGTTGGACTTTCTTTGAGGAAAAGTCCCCCGAGATCGAGGGACTGTACTTGGTCTACGGAA